GTATCATATAGCAAATTATTATCCCGAATTAATCCTTCCATGCACTCAAACGTATCAGACATATATACATTGTCGAAATATTTTTCCATAGCTCGTTGGACGTCAGGTAGTACACCGAACGCGTAGTAGAAACTTTCTCGAGCAGCCTCTGTGATTTGATTCTTAAACTCCCCAAGATTATGCCGATTCTGGAACGCTGATGTATTTTTAAATACCATATGATAGAACTTATCATCATAAGAACTACCATTGCGAACCATCATCCGGTAAAAACTGGATAGCATCGGAAGTCCGCGAGTCAAACTCAACCCGCAATCACCAACCGCCTTCAACCATTTCCGTGCCCCAAACTTATCCAAAGGAAGAACACACATCACATCCTTCTTCAAAACAGTCTGTGGCAATCTACACATCCGCCACACCTCCCCATCCCACACAGGTTTAGTTTGACAGAACTCCAGCTGCTCAAATCTAAACACAGGCTTCTCCATAGTGAGCCGAAACCCACACCGGAAGAAGTAGCCAGGCAGCGTCTCCAAAACCCTTTCCAAAACACTCTCTTCACAAATTATCACGAAGTCATCACCATTATTCACAATCTCCACGTCAAATCCATATTCATGGAGCCACCCACACAGGCAACCCATTACAATAATCACATTCCCCAACGACGTATTGATATCACCAGAAGATCTAGTCCCCAACATCTTAAACGCCACACTCCCATCGACAAAGTAAGCTTTGCCATTGTTCAAGCGTTGCCACTTGAGCAACCGACTCAACTTACGTGATCGGAATATGCCATTATAGACTGAGTGTTCAAATTCTAGTGCTGGTACTGATACATGCATATCAAGTTTGGTTATATCACCACCGATAGCGACTGGTTTCACAAATCTATCCCACTTCTTCTTGATCTGCGTAGCCGAATCAACAACGTTTAACCCTTTGATAACAGTGTGATCAGCACAAGATTTCATATATTTATGAATCTTCCTGTAAACTGGTTTCTCTAACTTCTTCAAATATCGTGCCAACTCCAACGTGTATTTCGTACTACGAGGATTGATAACTCTTGGCGCCTTCGACACATTTGTCTTCTCAAATTTTATAAAAGTTTTTAAACAGGAGTCCCACTTATTTACATTACTATACAACAACTCAATCTCAGCTTTCTCATACAACTTCCTCTTCATACCAGTGTACATTTCAACCGTCTCTCGACGGGAATACACATGGGATTTGGGACGAAGCCCTCTGATAATTGCTTTCTTGAATTTTTGCATTCCCTCTGTACAAAATGCACCAATCTCGGGACGGATTGGCACAGTTAGTTCTCCATTAATTTTTAAATTTAAATACCGCTCAGTGAGCGCAATACATGCAGCGCGTAAATTATTATTATATACACCATATTCAGTATCCTGCGCTAGTACAGGATACGAATAGTAAACCCTTTCCTTGGCTACATCCTCAAAATGCCTAACGACGAGTCGTTCATCGATTGTCCCCCCCAGACAATCAACGCCGGTCAGCCTTCCAGGACACCATCAAACACGTATCGCTGCAGTCAATTTGACACTAGGCGTAACCTTAAAGTACCAATCAACCGCTTTTGACACATGAAGATGTATATCCACAGTTCTGAACCCAGACTCCTTCATTTGCTTATTCAGATATTGTGCCGCCAATCGCCTATTAGCCTCCGTATCCGATAAACGATAATACTTCGACCGCAATTTATTTACTAATGCGACAACACAATAAGCGACAACCCTACGTCGCCTTCGCCACCCCTTCCGTACTCTGGTAACTACTTCTGGAGTTTCAGGTGGAACTGGTATATCAGCTCCAAACTCGCCTATAACTTCTCGAAATATCTCAAACCGCATATTGTCATCATAGACAACAATGTCACGACAAGTTACAGGTGCTACCACCACAGGTGCTGCTGGCTCTTCTACCTCAGGCAACTGGTCAGCTTCATCCATCATCACCACAAGATCATTAAATTCACAATCACCATCAAGCAAATTCTTAATTTTCTTGTCCGCCAACAGATCAAACTCAACATCAGCCACATGCTCTTTCTTTGCACAGCACAACCAACGCAAAACCCACAACTCAACCCTCTCGGCGAATGTGAGCCTTTCATCCACCAGCGTCTCAACACGCTCGGTGATTCCTACAGTGTTTTCATTAGATAAGCTTAGGTTTATTAGCTTGTCCATGTTTTGAAGGATGAGATATTATATCGCCCGCTCATGGCTAGATCCTGACTTTCGCATGATCAGTGTTATATATACTACACTGTCGTTCCACAGCAATAACACAAAGGCCTAGGGTGCATACCCCTAACCAAGGGGCGCCTCAAGTGTTACATAACGTCGACTACTAACTGGAGAGGTCTAAGACGTCAGCGTTCGGCGGAGAGGTTAGCAACAACAAGTTGTTATTGTGTTTTCCTAGGTTTCATATATACAAGTCCAAAGCCCCCACTCGCTATATCGCCCCACAGCGATCCATTTTTCGCGCCAACCCTCTAATACAGGTTTAGCCAAGCGCGATTTGCAACACCTTTTCAACCACGGCTTACAAAGCATTAAGGATGCCCTTCGGTAATCGTCTCCCCTGTTATGGATAAGGTTCCACATGTTAATGGACATGCTCCTTCGTCTTTCGACAGGCCTCTGATTTCAAGAATAAAGCAGGCCTCGGTTTCCC